AATCCCAGTACCAAGGCTCTACGGCGATAAAGCCGTTACCCGAAGCACCATTGACCCACGCAGTTGCGCTGTCGTTGATGAAGTAGGTGTTGGAGTTAAGCACTACCTGACCACCGGTGACAGTTCCAAAACCGGCAATGCAGAGAATCTGTGCAATTCTGTCGCCTGATAAAACGCCGTTGGCACTAATAGGAAAACCTGTAGTAAGAAGAGTCCCTGCAACGTAGCGGTTTGTAACCTCGCTAAATAGGGTTGATGATTGAGAACTAATTACCAATTCGTCAATGAGGCAAGGAGCTGTTGGAGTTGCACCTGCTGAGCCACTGAGCCAAGCGTTTGAGCCTCCAATGACTAGAGGTTCTACAACAGAACCAACGACAGTGTTCCAGCCGTTGTATGCGCCACCGCTAAGAGGGCTGCTGTATGCGCCGTCTGCGTAAAGGCATAGTTGGTTTGATGAATTATTTACAAGACCAATGTGATGCCAGTAGCCATCGTTAATCGGAGCTGCGGACATAGTGGCTAGAACCGAAGCACCTGAAAGAACTTGCAGGTACCCAGAAGCAGAAACCTTAACGTCAAGTTGACCACCATTAAGAACGCTAAACAGAAGTGTGCCGGCAATTCCTTGACCAAGAACCCAGAAGTCAATAGAACCAGCATTATTAAAGTTGGTGTGACCAGGTAGAACGGCAACGCCTGAAGCTGCGCCTGATCCGTTTCCTAGGTCAAGGCATCCATCGTTGCTGTAGACCATTGCGCCGTTGGGTGGGAACACTACCGTTCCGTATCCGGCGTATCCGGTATTGGATGAGTTGATGCCATTGTTGAGTGTTACTGAAAAGGCTGAGCCAGTTCCAGCAGAAACGCCAGATGTTCCACCAATTCCGGTAAGAACAAATTGTGATGACGATAATCCTGAAGCGGAAACCGTACCTGGGCCAGTGCTTGTTGTAACCGTACCGGTAGAGCCAGTAAATCCAGTAACAAATACTTGGTCGCCTGCCGAAAAGTTGTTGATGCCTTGGTAAGTAACAGTTCCGCTTGCGTTTACTGCGCTGGTGCAAACAACTTGGGCTGGGGCTGTGAAGCGATACCAGTCAGTTGCACTTGTGCCGTTAACGTATTGTGACCAGAAGTTAGTTGAGGCCATGTAGCGAAGTGACAAGAACTTAACTAGGTCGGTAGCGTTAATGGTCAGGTCTACGTTGAGTTGGTCGGTAATCTTTTCGTCAATGCTGTCAATGAGGCCGTAGAACACTGGGTAGGTTGTGCCACTCCACGTCGCCATTACCTTGATAGGTAGGCGAGGTTGAATCACATAACCAGTACCGTTGACTGATCCGTTGAGAAAGAACCCTGTGCGCTCGTTGACGGTCATGTTTAGCGTTCCAGCTTCTACACGGTCAAGGAAGTGCTGACGGCCTAACTTGGTAGTGAAGTCACGAACGTAGGGCGTAACGTCAGTCCAAGTCTGGGTAAGACTTTGGATGTTGGTAGGGGTGAAGGCAATCTGCACCGACAGCGTAGGTAGTGAGGCAAGTGTCATTGCGCACGTTTCCTAGTCGTTGGAGCCGGTGGTTGAGTCTGCGCCCACTTAGCGAATAGGTTGCCCATCCAGCGCACGTCTTTAGTCATCTGATTGCGAACCTCTTTGGAGATTGCGGCAATGAAGGCTGGGTCTGTTGCAAGGGCTTTGGCAATAGAAGAAAGGTCAATCTCTACTTCGTTAGTAATTTCAATGTCGTCACTAATTCCGTCGTGCATAGACATAATTACCTCCCCTTAATAGTGTGCTTGTTAGTGATATATACCTTGCCCTTAGGAGCAATAACCCCGTAATTAGTTCCCACTCCACCAGAAACACCAGTGTTAGTAGATGGTGTGAATGGAAGTTTCATTAAAGGAAGTCCAGGGTGTCCTGGAAATTTTGAAATACCAGCATTAACAGTAGACAACACAACATTTCCAAATAATGTAGCAATGTCAGCAACTCCCTTAGCTTTATTTTGATCAAACTCAGTTCTTGCTTGTGGTCCTTGACTCTTTACAGAAGCAGGAAGTATTTTATTTATTGCCATTGCTCCAAGAATTGCGGCTCCGATTGCAATACCAATGGGATTTGCAAGTTCCGCAGTTGCTGCTTCTACACCAAATGCTCGTGCTATTGCCAAACCAACAGGTGCAATTTTGGTAGCAAGCGCTCCTGCAAAAATGGCTATTGAAGTGTCAGAAAGAATAGACATAGCAATAGGATGCTTTTGAAAGTAAGTTGTTGCAGTTGTTACAACATTTGCAAGTGTTGTAACCGTAGGAAGAAAAGTTATACCTATGCCTGTAAGTGCGTTGGTAAGTTGTGTTTTAATTGCCTTAATCTTGTAATTAAGTTGACTCTGAGTAATGCCAAATGCGGTATTCAAACTTTGTTGACTAGCACCTTGCAACGATGTATTGAGAGCTTGCAATGCAGGAAGTTGTTTGGCCAAAGCCGAAACGAGTCCAACCGATCCTGCACCAAATGTAGCAGTTATGAGTTTTTGTAACGGAACACCGGTTTTAATAGATTGAATTTCTAACGCTTTAAGAACGTCAATAAGACCAGTTCCAGGGTGACGTGCTTTCGTTGCCAACTCTTCAGAATTAAGACCAAGCGCTGCCATTGCTTTTGCGGAAGCCTTAGTTGGGTTTTCTACTTTGCCAAGACCAGTAGCCAGCGTGGTCATGCTTCGAGCGTTGGTGTAACCAGCCTTAGAAGCAACGTCAGTAACCGCTGCGGCTTCTCCCAAGTTAATTCCGTAGGCTGCCAATGCGCCACCAACTCGGCCTTTAAGAAGAGAAACCAAGTTGTCTAATGATCCAATGTGATTCTGGTTTGCTTTGACAAGTGTTGCTGTTACTTGTGCAACACTTTCACCTTTGGTAATTTGCAACGCTTGAGCTGCAACAATTGTTGTTGCTATTGCAGCAACGTCGCCACCAGTAATTGCTGCGGCCTTAGCAGCATTGTCTACAAGGTTGTAGGCCGCCTTGCCTCTGATACCAGCCTTTTCAACTTGCAAAAATGCATTGGCAATTAGGTCAGACGAAATGGCTGTTTGATTAGAAACGTTAAGAATGACACCTTTTAGGTAGTCAATTTCAGAAGCAGATGCACCGGCTTGGTTTTGAATCTTGTCAAGTGCTTCGGTGTATTTAAGCGCTTTGTCAACACCGTAGGCAACCATAGCGACACCAACGGCTGCAACGGCTGTTGTTGCTTTGGAACCAAAAGCGGTCATCTTTTCGGCAGTAGTCATAGACTCTTTGCCAAACATAGCCATTTTGCCTTGAGCCTCGGTCATCTTGGCCATGTATTCTTTGGTGTCAGCTATGAGTGTTGCAATTACAGGAGGTAGAAATGACATTATTGTTGGGCTAAGCGCCACTCCTCCTGAGCTAATTCGTTAATTTTGTCATTACTGTCGATGAGTCCATTCCTCATGTATGGAAACTCACGTGACCTTGATGTGCCGTATTCAACAAATCCTGCGTACTGAACTGATGGGCCGGTGTCCGATTGCCAACGACCAGTGCCAAGCGACGTTACTCGTTGCGTCTTGATTGAATTGCGCAGGTTGCCAGAGCGTTGTGTTGGCTTAGGTGGTACGGCAGGGTACTTAGGAGCGCCCTGATAGTAAACCCGACCAGATTTGGAGACTCGTTGTGATCCGCTAGGTCGAGCGCGGAACTCTTCTTTAGCCATGCGCTCAATAACAAGTGCGCCTTTAGTAACAATGTTGCGAGCTGCGGCATCGGACTTAACTATGTCAAACCTTAATGCCTTGTCAAACTCACTAATGCCGGAAATGATTATCTCACTAGCCACGTTGAGCCTCGTTCATGGTGTTGTCAATAGCAATAAGCCAGTCTGTTACTTCTTTGGGCTGGTTCATAAAATCTTCGTGTGACCCACCGAATGTCTTGCGAAACTGATACTCACGAAACAGGTTGTTAACTTCTGCGTCAACTTCTGAGTCTTTACCCTTTAATGCTGCCTCCAGCCGCGCTAGTCGGCGATAGGGGCTTTTGGGTCAATGTCTGGCGAAAAGTCAGGGGTCTGGTTGTACTCGTTTGCGCAGGCTTCAGCAAGTTGTTCAAAGACATTCTTAGGCAAGTCAAGCGCAGAGTCAGCCGTAGGCAAGTCGCCTAGTGACCACTGCTTAACCATTCCAGCAATTAGTTCTGCTTGGTAGCCGTCAAGGTTGTTCTGATCCTCGTCTGAAATGTCAGAAAAGATAGTCCATGTCTCAGGGTTCTTGTCGTCAAATCCGAGGTTAGTGAGTTTCGCTGCGGTTCCAGCCGCCTTCATGTACGCACGAGAGATTTTGCGAGCTGTGCGCTCAGAAACTTCTTCTCGTGAATACAAGATGGCTGACTGTCCGTTTGGAAGGTTTATTGCTGGCATTTTATCCCCTTTGGGTTATTTAGTAAGCGGTTGCGACTGCGTTGACAATCGTTGCCTGAACTGGTGAGTAACCAGTTGTAGCGTCGGTTGCGTTTGCGTTTGCAGTAAATGATACTTCAACTTCGGTGTATTCCTTACCGCGTGTGCGCTTGACATCGTGGAACTGAACAGCAGACAATGTGAAGGCAATGCTGTGGTTCGTTGAAGACGTTGTGTCGTTAGGGTCAGTCATGGTGATAGTCATGGTCTGTGGTGAGCGTGTAAGTGCCTCGGCAGCAGATCCAGTTGACCAAGCGTCTGCGTTTGAGTTTACGATTGCCGTGAACTTGCCAGTCACTTCAAGAGGCCCAGCAAAGTTAGTCAAAGGAGCCTGAGTTCCCATTGTGAAAATTGGCTGTGTCTTGCGAGCAAGCATGAGTTCACCAGTAGAGATGTAGGTCAGAGCTGCGCCTGAGTTAATTCCGCTAACTGTGATTGAAGTATCCCAGGCAGGAATCATGTGTTCGGTTGACAATGACAAAGTTGTGAACGGAGCAGGTGCTGATGTGTATGAAGTGTATGGGTTAGCAAAGAACTTCACTGTTGCGTCTGCTGCTGCTTCTGCGCCAAAGGTGATGTTAAGACTGTCAGCCTGTGCGCCAGTCATTACAAACTGGTTAGCACCGTCAAAGTCAAAGATTGAGTATGACTGTGGCTGTGAACCTACGGCTGCGTTGTTCAAGAGCTTGATGTTGTGCGTGTAGACAGTTGAACCAGTAACGGTGTCTGTGCCACCAAGCGTTGCCTTAACAAGGTTTCCAAAGGTGTCAGCAAAGAGGTAAAACTTAGCGTCGTACTCGTCGTGACGTACACCTTGAACTTGGTCGTAGACCAAAGTTGGTGAGCCTCGGAAGGCTTCGTCTCGCAAGAAGGTCTGCATAGGAGTTACCTGTGGAGCAGTTACCGGAATGTAAACCGGAGTTCCTCCTGTTGGTAGGGTTCCTCGTGTCGCTTCTACGACAAGACCCATATAGCTGTTGGCGGATAAAAAGGCCATCTGAGGCGCTCCTTAGTTAGTGGTTGGTGTTGCGGTTGATGTGTCGGTTGAAGCCTCTACAGGCGCTTCTGGGGGTGTTACAGGGGCCGTTGCTGATGAAGTCCAGCGACCATCGCCAGGGTCAGCGTCTAGTGCGTAGATTTGACCAGGCAATGCTTCGAGTGTTGATCCGTTGTATTCAATGTCAGGATACACCCTTGCGGTTGTGTCGTTGAATGTGTAGTTAGCCATGATGCTCCTTAGTTGTCGATTATTTCCACCACAGACACTCGGACTACCGAGGTGACTTGTGTGGCTGCTGCTTTGCCGTTGATTTGGCGTGGGTAATACGAGGTGATGTCAATGTCTGGGCCACCAGCTGCGCCGTTTGCGCCTTCTCCCCATTGGAAGATAATGCTAGGTGCGCCAGCGTTGCGGTCTGCACGAATAGCGGCAACGAGTGAATCTAGGAACGCCTCGTTGTCGAACCCTGCGTCTTCTGACTTCTGGTGCGTTGAGCGCAGGTAGCAGTCAAGAATGAATGTGTAGTCAATAGCCTTGCGACCATTGTGAGGGCCACCAAGAGCTATACGGTTTTCCTTCTGGTTCTCAATGTAGAGAAAGATGATTGCACCAGAACTATGTCCTGGGTCTTCACCTTCAAAGAAGTCACCTTCGGGAGTTAGTTTTGCTGGGAACTGCTTTACGCTTGACAAGTTGGTAATACCAGCGTTTGTCAAGTACGAAGCAATCGCCTGACGTACTGTGGCGCGTGACATTATGCACGACCCCAAATCTGCTTGAAGTCATCTAGCAAATCGTATGCCATTACTTCGTCAGACATAGAACTTTGCTGACGAGAAGTGACTGCCGATGGTTCACCGATTTCGTTAAGAACCAGTCCACCTTGTCCACGCTCTTTAATCATTCCAACAATAAAGTGAATTACCGCTTGCTTGACCGACGCAGGTAGAGCTGAGACGTTAACGCCAGATCCGTGTGCGTACTTAAGAGGGTTGGTGAATGTCAGAGTGGTGTTGCCAGGTGTCCATGAAGTTGAAACCTGCACGTACTCGTCTTTTTGTCCATCCCAAATAGTTAAGTTCATGCCTGGGAAGATACCCATGACGTTGTTGACGGTCATTGTTGTAGCGCCAGCGTTTGACGTTGAGTTTGTAAATGTGTTAGCCCAGCCGTTGATGTAACTCCACTGGCAGAAGATTTCCGTACCAGACTGCATATTGCCGCCAACGATACCAAGGTTGCCAAAGTAAAGACCCATAGTGGACTGGCTAGTAATGATAAATTGTGTGCGCTCAATTGAGCAGTTCGACGTTGAAAGCGTGATGTTCTGTAGTCCGTCACCTGGCCCCCAGCCTGCGGAGAACGACTCAACGGCAAGGATAGGTGTGAAGTAAGGGTTAATTACAATCTGACCCATGCGGTTCATGTAGTAGCGACCATTCTCGGTATTCGAGGTGGCGCAGAGTGATCCGTAAACTCCCATTGTGTAGTTGTCAGCCTTAGACGAAGCACGAACGATTAGCTCGTAGAGTGCGCGGTCTTGGACTGCCTGTGAAGCGTCTTCAATGAGGTTTGTAAAGTCAATAGCCGCAGCCGTAGGACTGAACTTGACCTCGGCGAGCGAGACGTATGGTTCGACCATTCCACCGGAGTAAACAAATGGGGCTACGATTGACATTTATTCCTCTTCTGGGGTGAGTTCGGTTGAGCCACACTTACCGCACTTGTCGCGGTATAGGCTGACAAAGTTACAAGCGTCGCACCTGTAACCATTGGCGTTTCTAAAGTTAATACCTGCCACGGCGAAGTCTCCTGACTTAACAAGAGAGCGAGCGTCTGCGCCGTCAACGTGGAATGTTCCATCTTTACTGCGTGGAACAACTTTTCCTTCGTTAACTTGAATCTCTTTAAGTCCGTTGTCTGAACCTACGAGTCTCATTTAATTCTCCCTTTGCGAACGAGGGAGCAGTGCGGAGAAGGGGAACTCCGCACCGCTCTACCTCAGTGGCTAGA